TTTTATCCAGAAGTTGGAGATATTGCATTTTGGGACAATGAATATTATGAATTAGACAATGTTGATGCAAATCAGTATTTAGCTGGTAAGAATCCAGAAACTTGGCAGAATGGCGACAGCCACGGTTTTAGCGTATCAATTGTTTGTGATGCTCATGCAACAAGACAAACACCACAAAATATTCGCAATATTCGTTATGGTGGAACAACTAACGATCAAACATATAAAGGACATTGATGCCAAGATATAACAGAGAAAATATTGATCGAAAGACTAATAAACCAAATCCGTCTAGAACTGAAACACCTAGAGAAGATTTGATATTGAATCGAGCTACACAGATCAGAAGAGATGATGATGTAATTCGAACACCGCGTCGTACATTGTATGATATAGACTTTGCAATGAAATGGTTTGTTGAAAATGAAATACAACCACAAGTTACTCACAACAATGAATTGATCAATGTACCGGTAATTTTTGCAAATGGAGAGAAATGGGATAGTGTACGACGTTTAGGATATTTGCGAGATGAAAAGGGTATGCTTCAATCTCCGTTGGTTGTGTTGAAAAGAAATACAATGACTGAACGGGATCAACTTAAAAAACTTGATACTAATAGACCAGTTTCAATTGATGGTATCGGCAATCAGATGTATTATAGAGCAAAGTACAACAAAAGAAATCGATATGAAGATGAATTGTTTCCTATACCAATAAATAATCCACAAGAGTCAAAAGAAATATATGCAATTAATATTCCAGAATATGTTGATATAGAATATGATTTAATGTTGTGGACGGATTTCACTACGCAGATGAATGAATTGGTAGAACAGTTTATGCCTTATGGTGGGTTTGCTTGGGGCAATGAACAAAACAAATATCAGACTCATATGAGAGCATTCAATTTTGAAACATTGAATACTGTAGGAGAAGACCGTTTAGTACGAGCAACAACGTCGTTAACAGTTAAAGGAACATTGCTAGCAGAACAAGAATTTAGATTATCAACTCTTCAAAAAGCATATTCAATTAAGCGAGTAAGATTTGATACGGTTATAGATGTTGGATTAGATTTGTTTTCGACAACTGTTGTTCCGGAACAATTACTTCAGTTTCAGTCACAAGTACTTGCAGGAGGCTCTGTAACAGTTTCATCAACTGGCGGAGCATCAGGTGGCACATCTATAAATGCAGAAACAATGTCATATTTAGTTGATTTAACAGAAAAACAAGCATCATATTCAAGCAATACAACAGTTACCGTGTCTGGTGCAGCTGCAATTAATCCGACAACATCTTTAGCAGCAACTAAAGCAGAATTTGATATTTACATTAACGGTCAATATATTGATAAGGCTGCATATACATGGACGCCAACAACAAGTGCAACACAAACAATTGTATTTGATACTGACACATTAGGATATACAATTGAATCAGATGATGTAATAATTGTTAATGGGAGATGGGCATAATGGCAAGGCTAAAAGGTAAACAACTTGCAAAACATTTAAAATTAACAGGTTCGTTAGCAATTTCTGGGTCAGATGATACTACATTGCCTAATAGTGCGTCTGTTGATATTGTAGGGGGTGTTAACATCGAAACTGCAGCAACGGGTAGTACATTAGGTATTATTGATGCAGGATTTTTTCCTACTGGCAATGGCAAAACAATTGTTCCATAACAGTTGATATTTATATAAAATAAAGGATTTATAACGAGATGGCTCAAGTAATTCAACATAAAAGAGGTGGATTAGACAATTTAAAAAACATTGATCCTGTATACAGAGGTGAATTTGTTTTAGCAACTGGATCATTGTCAATTCACAATGCAGATGGCGCTAACGGAACGCAAGATGTAGAAATAGCGTTTATTGGGGGCGTATCTGACTATGAACCAGTAACAAAATTTTTAAGTGGTGGCGGTTTGCCGTCAGTAACAACTGGTACGCATGGAACATATTTAGATGGAATTATTTGGTATGACTCAAGTTCAGGCCAGCAATACCAATTAAATGCAACCGTCACAGCGACAGCAGCTGGAGCAGCAGATTACACGGGAAGCCACGTAGCAATAACATCCCCAGCATCAAATGGACAAGGTTTGATAGGAGCTGCTGAAGATGGCACATATACAGATGGATTATTTACTGATTTTACATCAACAACACCGGTAGGAACTGCAGTAGACAGATTCAATGAAATACTTAAAGCATTATCACCAGCACCAGCCCCGGACCTAGATGATATAGATGGTAATGATACCGGGGTATCTGCAGAATTATCATTTGGATCGTCATTTGCAATATCGGGGTATGTATCAGCATCAGGCATTGGAAGTTTATCTGCAGTAGATCAAGATGGAACATTTACAGTAACATCTGCAGGAAATGATTTACGAAGAGGTGTATTTAACGGATCAACTACTATTGATGGTGATTTGAACGAAGACGTTGTAGCAGATGGTATTAATTATCCTGCTAATGCATTTGGTGATGCAAACTTAGGAACATTATATTTAGAGCTAAATGGAAGCAATGTTCATTCAGTTGATTTAACATCAGTAACGTCAGGTACATTTACTAATGCAAATGGCTCTGGATTTACGCTTTCGAACACGGCAAGTGCACAGTTCCCAGATACAACAGAATTAGATGCATTTCAACATAGAACAGGAACATGGTTAGTTCATCCAAATGATCAAAATGAATATGGATGGAATTATGCTCGTGTTAAACATGTAGTTGGTGCAACAACGAAAACAACTAATTATGTTACATGGGTAAATGACCCATCTGCAAGTAATGCAGCTAATGCAGTAAACTTTACGGAAGAGATATTAGCTAATTTATCATTGTCAGGGACAAATTATATTAGTGGTGTAAAATATTTCACGGCTGGTACTGCAGAATATACGGCATCATTTGAAAATGCTTACATAAATGTATATAGTTCAGCAGCAGACGCAATATCATATAATGAAACTAATATCAATGCAGTTTCAAGTGAAGTGATGCCAGCACTAAGTGGTGCAGATCCTGCAACTGAAACAGTAACATTGAACAAGACATTAACATTGCCTAGCAACACAAGAATATTGAATTCTAATATTGCAATTAGCACAACAGTTAAAAAGCCACTTCGTAGCAATGTTACTTCAACATCGCTAACATCGGGTAGTTTTTTATACAACAACGAATCAAATACTTCAACATTAACATCAGAAACATTCCGAAAAGAAAATTATCGTGTCAAAGCTGCAACGTATGCAACACAAGGCAGTGTTCCAACAACATCTGGTGATACTGGATATTGGGAAGATGGTTCATTCAATTTAGGTAATGTAGATTTAAGTACTGAAAATGGATTACTTGTATATGACAGAAGATTGATTTCTCCAACTAATGGAACTTATTCATTGAATGGTGGTGATTTTGACGGAGCAGTAACTAATGGCCCGTCATCAAACGCAGATTATTCAAGTATTGCAAGTGGCACAAGTTTGACATTCTACCGAATATTTAAAAACACAACCGGATCAACAGTATATTCGTTCGATTTAAATATTCAAGGAACAGGAACATTAGTAGCAAGTCCTGCATCAGGCAATCAATTCAAAATGGAATTTAGATTGCCGACTAATTCAACAACAGGTTTTGGAACTACGTGGATTGATGGAACGAACGGAACTTATGTAGTAGGAACATTAGATACATCGTTAGATTTAACAAATGAATATACAACATTGACACAAGGTATATCAAACAATGACTATATTGTAGTAAGAGTTACAGCACGAGGAGATTGGACAGGTTTTATTGATGCAATGTCAGTAACATTTTAAATGAAATAGGAACAATATAAATGGCATTATCACAAACTAATATCAATTTGATTACGCTGAAGAAAGCGTTAGGTCTGTCGCATACCGCAACAGCTAAAGCTCTTCCTGCTAACGAATCAATTGGTACAACGGCACAATTAGGTACGAGCATTGTATTTGGAGAAGCAATACCAGCAGCCCCCATATCAGCTTCATTGTATGATCAAACAAGCGGTGTTGTTGAATATGTTCGTTTAGAATTAGAAGAAATAGCTGGTACTAACGGCCAGGCTTACGCAATTAAACTTCCAGCAGATTATGAATCAAATTCATCAAACACAAAAGCTGGTAATGGTACATTTGATAACGGCACAAATTTATATGACACACTTGGTGGTATACAAATTATTCCTCCTGGCTTATTCGGTACAGTTTATTCTCCTGTATTATATGATGACGATGGTACTGCAACAAAAGGTTCTGGTGATGTTATTCCAGCATTAGATGCTAGAGATTGGATTGTAGATTATTATGCTGGTATATATTTTCAAGAAGATACAGCAAATACAACAGGTGTTCCTGCATATTTAGAAGCATGGATATATATTGGTCAATTTGCTGATGAAGCAATTTCTAGCGCAGTCGGCGGAGCTGGAATATTTAAAGCTACTGGTTCGTTCCAATCAACTACAAATGATCTTCAAATCACAGGTAGTTTGGTTGTAACGGATGGAGTGTCTGGATCTTTTTCTGGTAGTTTCGAAGGAGATGGATCGGGTTTAACAGGAATTCCGTCTAGTGCTATTACTGGCCTACAACTATTCCGCATAAGTTCTGGAAGCATATCTGCTTCTGTAGATGTCGACTCAACCAGCATATTCAATGTTATTAGTTCTAGTGCAGAATTATTAAAATTAGATAGCAATGGTACATTGACATTGCAAGGTGATATTGTTGCAGAAAATTACATTATAAGTTCTTCTGTAACATACATGACACAGTCATTTAGTAGTGGTTCAACCATATTTGGTGATAGTTTCACAGACACACATCAATTCACCGGATCATTGTTTGTTACGGGGTCTACCATAGACACAATGTCGCAAAGCACAACAACATTTATAGCATATATTGAAACTGGTAGCAATGAAATTAAATTTACTAATACTATAGACGGAGGATCATTCTAAAATGGGCCAAGTCATAAAGCTTCGCAGATCTAGTATTCCTGGAACACGTCCTGTAGATTTAGAGGATGGTGAATTATCTGTGAACGTATATGACGGCAAGCTCTTTTTTAAACGAGATGATGGTACGGCTTCAATTGAAGAAGTATTTGTTACTGATACCTGGATAAGTGGATCATTACAATTCGCACAAGAAGATGCTGACACTGATATCATGTTAGCTCGCGAAACGGATGGTACAAGAGCATTAACAATTACATCTCAAAGTGTTGTGCAAGTAAAAGAACAATTAATAACACCTGCCGCATTAGAAGCCGGAATAATGTATTCTGGATCTAATTTTTGGTTGGGAATTGAATAACAATATATTTATATAAAAAATAAGGTATAGAACATGGCTGAATGGAAAAAAATAATTGTCTCAGGATCACAAGCAGAATTGGCTGGGGCTACCGGAT